GCACCAGGAACTCACTTACGGTCACTGGCCTCGGGACGCTCGCGTCGGCTACTTACGTGGCGTCGAGCGCCTACAACGCCAACACCAACCAGCCAGTGGACGTGATCGTCGAGGTGCAGGCGGCGACTACCAACACCCCGGCCAGCAACAAACAGTTGATGGTGTTCATCCAAGAAAGTTTGGACGGTACGAACTTCCGCAGCGGCCCGACCAGCGGCACCACGGTTACGGATGAACCGAACTTGCGTCAGCTTGGCATATTGCCCATGAACTCGGTGACGACCACGCAGATCGGCACCTACAGCGTTCTCGCCTCGTTGGGCTATGTGCCGCAGCAGTTCAGGGTTGTGATCAAAAACGAACTCGGCGTTGCGCTCACGAGCGGCTCGGTGTTCACTGCGGAAGTAAGCCAGACGGTCATCTGATGACGCGGTTCACGACTCAGCCGCAGGGTGTCGCGCTTATCGATTGGGGCAATCCGATCACGCAAGGTCTGGCGTTCGCCAACCTTCCGGCACTTTGGCGCGACTCGGTATCTGGAAAAGGCTGCACATTCACCGGGTTGGTGTCAAAGGTATTTCAGGGAAACTCGATAATCATCGATGGCTCAGTCCAAAACAACTTGGGATTTAGTATAGGTAGCACGTTTGTGCTCGGCGGGGCGTCTAACTCGACATTCATAGGCGTCGCATCGCGTTATCGCGGAACCACGAACCACAGCGTTGGCGGGTCGGCGATTTATTGCGAGCGAACGAACGCTTCTGGCGTTGACATTTACAAACTTGAGACGACCAACACGGGTTTGTGTCGACTGACGCTTCGCGATGATGCGGCAACGTTGCTCCAGTTCACAACACCACTCAGCAACAACCAGTTCACCGACAACGCGCCCCACTTTTACGCCTGCCGACGGGCGGTGACGGTGGCGACCGTATGGGCGGACGACTCGACCAACACGGTAAGCGCCGGGGTGCCATCGGGAACCTACAAAAACGCGAACCCGCTGAGGACATTGGGCTCGGATGCACTGGACGCGTCCGCGGTGTGGGACGGGCGAATTGACTTGGCCGCGGGGTGGTTGCGCGCGTTGGGTGACGCAGAAATCCGATCGCTCCGCGCCAACCCGTGGCAGATATTCCGCCGTCCCGTCGGCATCACACCATGGGCGCAAATCTTCGACCAACTCATGGGGCAAGCATGCTGCTAATCACCGACGGGCTACCTCGAGGCCTCGGCGAGTTGACGATCGACAACCGGCCGGTAGGCGCCCGCCTGCTGGAAATGCCCACCTACACGTGCACGCACTGCTCGGCGGTCGTTGTGATGAACCCGGAGCGCAAACGCGAGCGGTATCACTGCCGCGGGTGCAATCACCATATTTGCGACGGCTGTGCGGCCGATCGCGCCGCAGGAGCGCCGTGCAAGACTATGGCTCAGAAGTGGGACGAACACCTCCAGTCACTTGAATCCTCCCGGCCAGATGGCCTTAACCCGCCATTGAAAGGAAACTAAATGGCACGCTACTCCGCTTCTTGGTCCGTCGTCACCTCTACTGCGGTGGCCGACACGACCACCTTCACCGCCGGTCAGTGCCCGGGTTTTCTGCGCTCCGGCGCGGCGGCTCAGCAACTGAAAATCAACGAGTGCTACATCGGTGGTGAGGACTCGGCCTCGACCCCGACGTCGATGATCTTGGCCCGTTCGTCGACCATTTCGGTCGGCGCGCTTTCGGTCGGTCAGAACAACCTGCTCGACATCACGTCGACCGCTCCGGGCACCACGGCCTCCTTCGGCTCGACCGCGGCAACCACGTTCCCGCAGCGCTCCTCGACCGGCTATCTGCTCGACTTGTCACTCAACACATTCGGCGGCATCAGCCGGTGGCAAGCCCGCTACGGCGAGGAAATTTCGGTGTTCGGCGCAACCGCTCCGGGCGGCGAGGTGATTTTGTCGTCCAAGGTTGGCGCGGGCAAAACGTCGGGCCACATCATTTACGAACTGGTCTAATCGATGCCGACGGGAACGGCCGTTCTCAACTTCGGCGCCTTCCCGGGCACCAGTGATGCTTCGGTGGCGGTGACGGGCCAAACCGCCATCCTCGCCGGGTCGTCGGTCGAGGCGTGGGTATCGCTGTCGGCGAGTTCGGACCACTCGGCGGATGAGCACTTGGCCGAGACGCTCTCGGTCATCGCCGGGAACATCACGGCGGGCGTTGGGTTCACGATCTACGGACTCAACACGAACCAAGTCGCCGAACCGCACACGGCCCGATCGCGCGTCAGCGGCGCGAAAGAGCCCATGCTCTACGGCCAGTTCAACGTCAATTGGGTTTGGGTCTAGGAGAAGGCGATGCCACTACAGCTACAAGGAAGCGGAGGCGTTGCCGCGGAAGTCGACGACACGAGCACGCGCGCCCTACGTGCGCGTTTGGCCCCATTGGGGTACAGCACGCTCGGCCACTACCGGATGAACCACCGCTGCGTGTTGGCGGCAGCGCAAGCGGCAAACACCCGCGTTTTCTCGCTCCGGAACAGCGGCACGAACTTCGTCATCCCGACTCGACTGATCATCCGCGCGATCCAGACCGCCGCTGGAACGGCTCAAGAAAACTCGATCGACGTTTTCAGGGTCACCGGCTACACCGTGATCGACTCGGCGAGCACCGTTTCCCTGACTCCAAGCGTCAAGCGAACGGCCACCATGGCCGCGGGCGTCTCTGTTGCGGCACAGGTTCGTGGGGTTACAAATACGGGCGTTGCGGCGGGGATGACGGGCGGGACATTGACCAAGGACGGAAGCAGCATCGGGCAACTGCCGCTTCTGATTTCCGCTGCCGCGGCGCCGACGATCTACACGCTCGACGTGTTTGATGACGTGAATGGCACGCACCCTTTCGTGTTCGCTCAAAACGAAGGGCTGATCATCGAGAACCGAGTGCTGAACGTGACCAGCTACGGGTTCAGCCTCTACATCGACTGCTCTTGGGCGGAAGTAACGGCTTACTGATATGAGCCTGCTGCTCGCGCTCATTGGCGCAGCAGCACCGACTGCGCCCTTCAACACGGCGCCATGGGTTCCGCCGGGTCACGTCCGTAACGTCGCAAACACGACGGCCGGAACGCCGAAGACACTGACTCAGTTGGTGGTGGCGGCGCCACCCTCCACGCAACCAAAGCCGCTGCTCGATAGGCAGCGCGACGTAAGCAATACCTCCGCCGGTTCGCCATCGGCGCTGCTATCGACGCCGACTGTGACGCCGTTCACTGCGTCGCCAACGCTCGGGCCGCAGCGGTTGTGGCAGTCGACGGAAACGAGCCGCGGGTCGTCGCCTCTCTACGCCGCCACGGCGACGCCGGTCAATGCGCTTCCGTGGGTTCAAGTCGAGCGCATCCGGTATGTCGCCGATACGACGCGGTCGAGTCCGCAGTCGCTGCTCTCGCAAGTGGCGCCAGTGGTCACGACGCCATGGTTTCAAGTCGAGCGCCCGCGTCAGTCGGCCGATACGTCTTCGTCGACGCCCGGCGTACTGATACAGGCGCCGCCGATTTCGAATGCGACCGTTTCGGTCGTCGAGCGCGCGCGTCAGATTGTCGACACGTCGGCCGGATCGCCGGGGGCGCTGACGGCGGCTGTCTCGGGCGCCCCGTTCAACACGTTGCCGTGGGTTACGGTCGAGCGCGTCCGCGCGCTCTCGGACTCGACGACGGGAACTGCGGAGGCGCTCACCGATACGGTTATCGTTTCCTCGACGACCACGCGCCGCCCGCTGTTCGTCAACCAAACGCCATCGGGTCGATCGGTAGCGGACACGACGGCGGGATCACCCGAATCGCTAACGGCGGTCGTTGTGGTGGTGGCGCCGTTCTCGACCGCGACTCAAGTGCTGGTCGAGCGCCCTCGGCAGTCGATCGACACGTCGGTCTCGACTGCCGACGTACTGACGCAAGCGCCACCGACTCAAGTGGCGACGGTTTGCGGCGTCGAGCGGCCGCGGTTCTCGCCGGACACTTCAGCCGGGTCGCCGATTGCGGCGCTGGCCGCTCCGGCGCCGTTCGTTTCCGCTCCATGGGCTCAGGTCGAGCGAGCGAAGCAGTTCAACGACACGACCCAGTCGACGCCGCGCGCGCTGACCGTCGTTCCGTTCGTCAACCCGCCGACCAGCGGTGCAGATCGTCCCCGTGATGTCGCGAACTCGACCGCGGGGACGCCGGGGACGCTAACTACTGGGGTGGCGTCCCCATTTGGAGGTCAAAGCGCGTTTGCGGTCGAGCGTCCGCGGCAGGCTCAAGACACGACCTCCGGAACCCCGGGGGCGCTTCTCGCTCCAACGGTCGGCCCATTTTTCAATGCTCAGGCGGTTGGGGTCGATCGGGTACGCCCGGTTGTCGACACGACCGCGGCCTCGCCTCAGACGCTACTCTCGGCGCCGCTCGGGACTCCGGCATTCAATCCGCAGGCAGGCGCGCTCGATCGGGTCTGGCCGGTCGTTGATACGACTGCTGGCACGCCGGGCGCACTCACCGCGCCAGTGGTCATCGTCTCGACCACGACGCGACGCCCACTGCTGGTCAACCAAACACCGCAGGCTCGGCAAGTTGCCGATACCTCGCAGGCGTCGCCAGACTCGCTCACCGCGGTCGTCGCGGTCGGCGCACCGTTCCAAGTCCCGCAACCGACGCAAGTCGAGCGGCCACGCCAACCGGTCGACACGACTCAGTCGACGCCCGAAACCCTACTACCCGCGCCGGGCACTCCGCAGGTAGCGACTCAAACTGCATCGGCCCCGGCCGTCGTTCGCAATGTCGTCGATACGTCGACCGCGTCGCCAGAAACGCTCACACAGGCGCCCCCGTTCGTGGTCGGCACCTCGGGTCCGATCGACCGGGCGCGCGATGTCGTCGACACGACCCACGGCTCGCCCGGCGCGCTGACCGCGATCCCGGTCCCGTTCACGACCGAACCGCCGGGCGCGATCGACAGGCCGCGCCTCATTCAAGACGGGACTCGCGGGACGGCCGCGACGCTGCTTCAGTCGACGATTGCTTCGCCGTTCTCGGCGCCGCAGTTGCACCGACTGGAACTAGTCCGGATCGTCTCCGACACGACGTCGGGAACTCCACTCTCGGCGCTCTCGGCGCTCGGACCGAATCGCGCGGCGCAAACAGGCGGCGGCGGTACGGGATCGGCGCTCTCGGTGGCGGCGATCAGTCCGGTCGCGAACGGTGGCGGGAACAAGGGCACGCTCACAAGCGGGTTCTACCTCCCGCCAATCAAGCACGCCCGCACTTCGGCTCAAGCGACGCTCGGCGGAACGGTCGCGGTCGCATCGGCGCCCGGATTGGTCGCGTTGCAGGAGGTCATGGAGCGCGTCACGAGCGCGCACACGATCGGCGGTGGTGGTGGATTGACCGGGGCGTCGAAAGCGTCCCAGTGGCCCGCCATGGCTACCGGTGGGGTATCTACGGAGGCGGTCGGTTCCAAGTCGGTGACGTGTGCGGCCGAAACGGTGGCGCGCGACTCCGGTGAAGTCGAGTCGAGCAAGGCAGTCGAGGTCGAGGCGGTCGCGATTGGCGGCGGCGGTGGTGGCGAGGTGGCGTCGAGCAAGGCCGTGACGACGCGCGCCGAACTGGTCGCCCGGGTCACGGCCGAAATCGGGATGGTCACGGTCGACCTTACCGACGAGGAACTGATGGCGATCTTGCTGCTGCTGGGGGACTGATGCCAACCGTCAACGAAACGATCCGCGACGCGGAAATAGGGCACCAGATCAACCTGTCCCGCTACTCCAACGGCGTGGTCATGAAGATGATCGCGCTGCTCAACCGCACGGACTCGGACCTTTTCGCGGCGCTCGCGGCGGCGCTCGATCGCGCGGAAGGGGCGCAGAACTTCTCGGTGGATCGACTGAACTCTCTCTTGCAGTCGGTCCGGTCGATCAACGCCGCTGCCTACCAGCAAGTGGGCCGGGCGCTGACCGCGGACATGCGGTCGCTAGTCGACTACGAGGCCGGGTTTCAGTCGCAGTTATTCGGTAGCGAACTGCCGCGATTGGTGTCGGTCGCGAGCGTCGGCGTCGATCAGGTTTATGGGGCGGCGATGTCCCGACCGTTCCAAGGCCGACTGTTGAGCGAGTGGGCGCAGAGTCTGGAGTCGGACCGGATGACCCGGGTGCGTGACGCGGTGCGGATCGGCTTCGTCGAGAACCAGACAAACCCCGAAATCGTCAAGCGCATTCGCGGGACGAGGGCGAACGGGTACGCGGACGGGCTCTTGGAAATCGATCGCCGGAGTGCCGAGTCGGTCGCGCGGACGGCGGTAAGCCACACGGCGGGGTTTACGCGGGACAAGTTCTACGAGGCGAACAACGACTTGATCAAGGCGGTCGTCTGGACGTCGACCCTCGATAGCCGGACGAGCGAAATTTGCATGCTCCGCGACGGACTAGAGTACGAGAACGGGACCTACAAGCCGCTCGGCCACTCCTACCCGTGGCTCGGTGGGCCGGGTCGGGCGCACTGGAACTGCCGATCGAGCAGCGTCCCGGTCGTCAAGAGTTTTCGCGAACTCGGGCTCGATATCGGCGAGTTCTCGCCGTCGACCCGCGCCTCGATGGACGGTCAGGTCGCGGCGGAAACGACCTATGGCGAGTGGCTCAAGAAGCAGAGCGCGTCGAGGCAAGACGAGGTGCTCGGCGCCACGCGCGGCAAGCTGCTGCGCGACGGCGGTTACACGGTCGACAAGTTCGCCAACGACAAGGGTCGGTGGTACTCGGTCGAGGAACTGCGCGCCATGGACGCCCGGGCGTTCAAGAGGGCGGGCATATGAGGTTGACCGTGGTTCCGCAGGTAGTCCCGCCCGCGGCCGAGAAAGTTCGATCGAGACTGGTCAAACAGTCTCGCCCGGCGTGCGTCTTGCAATGCCGGTGCGGGGCTCGCGAATTCATCGAGGCCCGGACGGGCGTCGAGTTCTACAACGGCCGGGCGCGCGGGGGCACGAAAGTGCTTCTGTGCGCGGCCTGCTACATGCGGGGTCAGCGCGTCGTCGTCTGACCCTCCAACAGTTCCCCGCCCCGTGGCTCGCGCCGTGGGGCATTCACTGCCCAGCGAACGGATGTTCAAGGGCGCACCGAGTCGGATGACTCACCCGCACGTAGTCGGATGACTGCGAAAAGAAAGCAACTCAACCATGCCATTCAAGACAGACGCCTCCGGAAACATCGTTTCTCAAGACCTCAACGGCCAAAAGCTACCCGTGTTCGTCCATGCGGACGGCAAGGAAGCGCCCTTCGACGCCGACTCCACCATCGGCACGATCAGTCGACTCAACGGCGAGGCGAAAGCCAACCGAGAGCGCGCCGAACGTGCCGAGCAACAAGTCAAAGCGTTCGAGGGAATCACCGATCCGGCCGCGGCCATCAAGGCTTTGAACACCATCAAAAACCTCGATGACAAAAAGCTGATCGACGCCGGTGAGGTCGAGAAGGTCAAAGCCGAAACCATCCGCGCACTTGAAGACAAGTACGCCCCCGTCGTCAAGGAAGTGGACACGCTCAAAGGCGCGCTCTACAACGAGAAGATCGGCGGCGCGTTCGCGCGTTCGAAGTTTATCGCGGAGAAAGTGGCGATCCCAGCCGACCTCCTGCAAGCCAGCTTCGGCGCGCGGTTCAAGATCGAGGACGGGAACGTCGTGGCCTACGGGGCGGACGGCAACAAGCTGTACTCCAAGACCAGTCCGGGCAATCCGGCCGGGTTCGAAGAGGCTCTAGAAATCCTCGTTGACCAATACCCGCACAAAGCCTCGATCCTCAAGGGCTCGGGTGCGGCGGGAGGCGGAGCCGGGGGCAGCGGCAATGGCGCCAATGTTGGCGGGAAGCGTTCGATGTCGCGCGAACAGTTCAACAGTCTCGACTTGGCGGGTCAGCGCACCGCCGCGACGGAAGCCTCCAAAGGGCTTGTCGTCATCACCGACTGATCCGTTTCCATTCCCAACCTGAGCCCGCCATGTGCGGGCTTTTTTACTTCTGAAAGCACACCATGGCAAATACGCTCACTGGCCTGATCCCCACCCTGTATGAGTCGCTCGACGTCGTGTCGCGCGAACTCGTGGGCTTCATCCCCAACGTCACTACCGACGCCTCCGTCGATCGCGCCGCCCTCGGGCAGTCGGTCTTTTCTTACGCCACCCCGGCCGTCACCGCGTCGAACGTCACCCCGGGCGTCACCGCTCCGAACGACGGTGACCAGACGATCGGCAACATCCCGATCACCATCAGCAAGTCGCGCTACGTGCCGATCCGCTGGAACGGCGAGGAGCAGCGCGGTATCAACACCGGCCCCGGCGCCATGAAGATCATGGCCGACCAGTTCGCGCAGGCGTTCCGCACGCTCGTGAACGAAGTCGAGACGGACGTGGCCTCGCTTTACAAGGTCGCCTCGCGCGCGGTCGGTACGGCGGGCACGACCCCGTTCGGCACCAACGGCGACCTGAGCGACTTCTCCAACGCTCGCCAAGTCCTTGAGGACAACGGCGCGCCGACGAGCGCGCTGCGGTACATCGCCGGCGGTGCGGCGATCAACAACCTGCGCGGCAAGCAGGCGGTTCTCTTCCGCGTGAACGAAGCCGGAACCTCCGATCTGCTGCGCAACGGCAACGTCGGCGAAGTCAGCGGTATGCTGGTCGGCAACTCGGCTCAGGTGAAGACCGTGACCAAGGGCACGGGCGCTTCGTACACGACGTCCGCCGCCGGTTTCGCGGTCGGTACGACGTCGATCCCGATCATCACCGGCACGGGCACCGTTCTGGCGGGTGACGTGATCACATTCGCTGGCGATACGAACAAGTACGTGGTGACGACCGGCGTGTCCGCTCCGGGCACGATCGTGATCGGCGCCCCGGGCCTGCGTGTGGCGATTCCTGCTTCTGCGACGGCGCTGACCATCGGCAACAACTTCGTGCCCAACATGGCCTTCGCCAAGACGGCCATCGTCCTCGCGACCCGCATCCCGGCCACCCCGGTGGACGTGAACGGTCGCCCCATGGACATGGCCGACGACCGCACCATCGTCGTCGACCCGTTCTCGGGTTTGGCGTTCGAAGTGGCGCTCTACACCCAGTACCGCCAGATCAAGTACGAAGTGGCGCTGGCGTGGGGCTTCGCTGGCGTGAAGCCGGAGCACATCACGATCGGCCTCGGCTGATCAACGGCGCCGGGGGCTTCGGCTCCCGGCCATCGTCCAACCATTTAAAGGAGGTACACACATGAGCGAAACGTGCAGAACGGTCAAGATCAAGTCCTCGGCCGCGGACAACGAGCACGGCTACACCGTGATCAACGAGTCGGATTTCGTCGAGGGCGAGCACGAACTCTTCGACGTGACGACCTCGGACGGCGATAAGTTCATGAGCGTCTCGGACATCCGCGCCGCGTTGACTGAGAAGGGGGTCGAGTTCGACCCCAAGGCCAAGAAGCCGGTGCTGGCCGCACTGCTCCTAGGGTAACCCATGGCGCTCGTTGTCGAAGATGGCACTGGGCTGGCGACGGCCGAGAGTTTCATCAGCGTCGCCGCCGCGCTCACGTACCACTCCGACCGCGGGAACGCCGCATGGGCGCTTCTGACCACCGCACAGCAGGAGCAATCCTTGCGAGAGGCGGCGGACTACATGGAACAGGTTTACCGGCTCAGGTGGGCCGGTTACCGTACCACTGGGACGCAGGCGCTCAGTTGGCCTCGGACCCTCGTGCCTCAACCGGACGCGCCGGGTGGCTATCGGGCGTGGCCGTTTTACTACGCGAACAACGTCGTGCCGCAGTTGGTGCAGTTCGCGGCCGCGTCCCTCGCTTTGCGCGCGAGCGCGGGTGCGCTGGCTCCGGACGTCGCTCGGGCGACCAAGACCGAAACCGTCGACGTCGTCTCGGTGACCTACATGGACGGCACGCGCGAGTTCGCGAAGTACCGCGAGGTCGACAACATGCTCGCGGTGTTCATGGGCACCAGCAACAACAGCATGAACCTCGGGGTGATGCGCTCGTGAGTTTCTACAGCGGACTGCAATCGACTGCGGCCGCACTGATCGCGGGCAAGGGTCAGCCGATCACGCTTACGTCCCGGACCCCGGGCGCATATGACCCGGCGACCGGGACCGCCGCCATCACAGTCACGACGGAGGTCACCGCGGGCGTCGTGCTCGATTTTTCGTCGAAAGACATCGACGGGACGTTGATCAAGGTGGGGGACAAACGAGTGATCCTCAAGGCCACGACCATTCTCCCGACGACGACCTCGACCCTGACGATAGGCGGGGTGGTTCACACGATCGTCGACGCTTACCCGGTGAACCCGGGTGGGACGCTGTTGATCTACAAGATTCAGGTGCGCATTTGATGGGCACGTGGTCGATCCCCATGGACGAGGTCGCGCGCCGAATGGGGGCGAACGCTGACGCCGTCGTGCGCAAACTGACCTTCGAAATTTTCAAATCGGTCGTACTCAAAAGCCCCGTCGACACCGGCCGATTCCGGGCGAACTGGAACATCAGCGCGAACGTCCCTGACTTCTCTACGAGCGCGGGCACGGACAAGTCGCGAGGCGTTGCGCAGGCCGCTCAGGCGCTGTCGATCCCGTCGGGCGGGGTCGTCTATCTGTCGAACGGACTGCCCTATGCGCAACGACTGGAGTACGGCTATTCGAAGCAGGCGCCCACTGGGATGGTCCGAACGACCGTCGCAGAGGTCAGTGCGTTCCTCGCGAAGTCACTGAAATGAGCAACGCCATCATTCGCGCCGCGTTAGAGACGACGCTCGCCACGTACGCCACCGCGCAGGGCTTGTCCGTGGCATACGAGAACCGATCTTTCACACCCGCGACCGGAGTGACCTACCTCCGGGCGTTCCTCCTCCCCGGGGCGACCGACTCGCAAGACCTCGGTCGACTCCATCGAAAGTTCGTCGGCGTTTTTCAAGTCTCGATCGTCATGCCGCTCGGGACCGGCCCGGGCGCGGGCGAGGCGCTGGCAGTTTCGCTCGCCGCCGCATTCCCTCCGGCCACTCCGATCGTCCGGTCGGGGATCACGACCTACGTCATGACCCCCATGTCCTCTGGTCCGCACATCCAAGAGCAGGACCGCTACGTAATCCCGTGCTCGTTGACTTATCAAGCGAACACTTACTGAAGTTCCCATCGTGCCCGTTTCGGGCTCCACCACCGAACCGCCGCTGGCGGTTTTTTCGTTTCTGAAAGGCCCGAATCATGGCTTCAAGTTTCCCCAATGGTGCGATCCTCGCGCTGGCGACCACCCTCGCCGCCGCGAAAACGATCACCGCGATCACCAACGCCAACCCGGGCGTAGCGTCTTCGACCGCACACGGTTACGCCAACGGCGACATCCTGCTGCTTTCGATGCCGTCGCGCCTCGACCAGCGTGTGGTCCGCGTCTCCGGTACGGCCGCGAACACGTTTAACTTGGAAGGCATCGACACCACGTCGACGTCGCTCTATCCGTCGGGCTTCGGCGTCGGCACGTCGCAAGCCGCGACGAACTTCATTTCCCTCTCTCAGGTCACGGACATCCGGACTCAGGGCGGCGACCAGCAGTTCTATCAATGGACGTACCTCGACGACGGTCGCCAGCGTCAACGCCCGACGTTCAAAAACGCCCGGACGATGAACGCGACGCTCGATTTCGACCCGACCCTCGGTTGGTACTCGGCGCTCCAGTCGGCGGACTTGGCGAACACCGTCTACGTGTTGCGCGTCACGCTGCCGTCGGGCACGGTGATTTACTATGGCGTCTACGTCTCGTTCCTCGGCGAGCCGACATTCACCATCAACGAGAACCAGAAGGTGCCGGTCAACTTCTCGTTCGCACAACCCGTCTCGACGCGCTACTGATGCTCAAACTTAAAGCGAACCCGACGTTTCGGGCCAAGGTCAAGATCACAACGCCCGGCGAAACCACGCCGCTCGCAGTTGAGTTTGAGTTCAAACACTTCACCCGCAAGGCTTACGCAGAGTGGCTCACGGGCGAGGCGTCGAAGGAGCGCACCTACACGGACGCGGTTTTGGACGTCGCCGTGGGTTGGTTCGACGTCGACGCCGAGTTCAACCGCGAGTCGGTCGAGGAGTTCCTCCAAAACTACCACGCGGCCGGACTCGCGATCGTCGAGACGCACGCTCAAGCACTTACCGGGGCGCGATTGGGAAACTGAGGGCGGCGGCGTGTGACCTCTACACGTCGCCGCCGGTCCCCGACCCGGAACTCGGTTTGCGGGCGGAGGACTTCGGCCCGGAGTGGGTCGAGGTGTGGGAGGACAACTGGGTCACGGTCCAGTTGTTCGGCTCACTCTCGACTCAGTGGAACGTCGGTCCGGGCGGAGTCGTCGGGCTTCGCTACGAGGCGTTTCCCGTCGTGCGCGAGTGCTTCAATGTCG